GTCCCTTTCTTCGCCGATTTCACTTCCTTCGCCCCGGTGAAGGTGCCAATATACTTCCCTGTCTCGCTAATGCGAGTACCCTGGCTATCTGCACCGCGCGCCGCTTCTTGATTCAATGCGTAATTCATTTTGCTTCCTTTGTAAAAAGTTTTGATTAAGCTGCTTGCTGTAGCTGCATGTCGTAATAACTGACAATTGCTGCATCAACACTAGCTAAATCATTCGGTATCAACTCGTCTTCAAACATGCCAATCGGCGTTTTGACTGTGTCATTCCCATTGTTCCTGGTACTGAACAAGTAGTTGCCATTCATAACCTGCGTGCGTAAAACGCAGGTTACCAACCCTTCCATCACTATCTTTTCGTCTAAGAGTTTGCCAATAGATTTAATCTTGGTTTTGCCGTGATCGTCGGTGTTCGTGTGACTCAAGATATACACACGTTTATCTGCACTTAGATCAGCGGCAGCCATTAACACATCCCAGGCGTGACGCGCGATTTCGTTGTACTTCGCAAAAGCCGCATTACCGACTTCTACATCCGTTACCCGCCGCATAAACTCGTTGGCTAGCAGGTATTGGAAATCGTCAATCACAATGATTGGTTTCGGCGTCTTGTACATCGCCTTGCAAATCGTTGCGCTGGCGTCGGTGTGGAAAATACTGCCGCCTGTTTTGTTGATTGCCGTCCACGTCGTAGATTTGAATGGCAGCGGTTTCTTTACGATCTGGATCAAGAGAACTTGATCTGGTGTGAGTCCGCGCAAACTGGCTGTTTTGCCGGTTCCGCTCTCACCGAGTATCATTGTGACTATGCTCATCGTCGCGCTCCTAAGTGCATCGCTGCACCACAAATTGATGATGAGCCGGTAAAGGCCGCATTAGCGATTGTTCCATCGCGATACGGCTTCCAGCCCTCGTTGTGAGTAATGCGCCGGTGACCTGGCGCAAGCTCCTCTTCTTCAATCGCGTGAACTTTGTCCATTCGCGCGTAATCAGAATCATTGCATTGATACTCCGGCATCGCATAAAGCAAAGGCGCTTTGTGCTTTCTCAACCGGATCAATCGTTTTGTCTTGACCAACTCTTGAATATCTCCGCGTGTCGTGCCCGGTTCGCGGGACGAAAACGCGGCAATGATTTGAACCATGTCACACGGGCCATGTTTTGCAATGAACGCCAGCTCACCTTCTAAACGAACTGCGCGTTCACCATTCCTGCTACTGTTGTATTTTCTTGGCATGACTTCTTATGATGGTTTGTGTAAAAGTTGCCGCTGACCGTCACGACGTCCGCGTATTGCGCATTCGATATTGCCGTTTCGTAACGCCACAACGGCAATGTCCCCCTCCATCACCGGCTGACATTTATCAGCCGCGATTTGAATCTGCTCTAGCTCGGCAATGCGCTGATCTTTTTGCGCGATATAGCCGGATATTCCAAGCACGATTAAGATGCCTAACATTACTCCGAGGGTTCTCATGTTTTATCCTTACGCCGCGCCCATTTTGCGCAGCACATAATGGGGGAGGGGATCATCCTGTTTTTTGCCGGAAAGCAGATTGATCTGCCAGGTTCGCAACAGGATTACTTTGAAGATCAGCAGATTAAGATTCCGCATAGAAGTCGTCCCATGCTCTATCTGCCGCAATATCCTCTAGTTGTTCGTCCCGACTGCGTCGGTCTTCATCGTCTTCGCGTTGGGGGGTAGCACCCCCCCACATCCAAGAGAATATCTTATCGGTGTAGGCGTCTTCGCCGGGAATGTCATAACATGCGCTCATGTCGCTCTCCTAATTCAATTCCGGCAGTGCCAGATCTGCTTTGCCGTCGAAGATTGCAGATGCGATTGCCACCGCAGTGCGGCCCTTGCGGGCCAATACTTCAATCACCTGCCTTTTGACGGGCGATACCGTTTTTACTTCAAAACGGCGCATGTCACCGACAGCACCGGGGAAGCACTTGATCGTTGTGTAACGACAACACATGATTTTTCCTTTCATTGAATTGGGTAGTTCGGTCGGGCTGACTCCTGAGCGTCAGCCCGCTATAATCTCCATCGGACTACGATAAACCCCGCATTGCGCGGGTATCGCTGAAGATTGCCGTCTCTGTTTTTGCCCACCCTCCAGATTCGGGTATAAGGAGCGGACATTGCTGCCCTGGGCTGCGAACCAACTGCTATTTGAAACCCGTGCCTGCCTTGCCGTGCCTTGCCTTGCCTCGCCAAGCCAAGCGAGGCCTTACCTGCCATGCCTTGCCTGCCTTACCGCGCCGCGCCTTGCCTGGCCGTGCCTCGCCTCGCCTGCCGTACCTCGCCCTGCCTGGCCTGGCCTTGCATCGCCGAGCCTTGCCTGCCTTACCTCGCCAAGTCGTGCCTTGCCGTGCCTTGCCCCGCCATACCTCGCCTGCCATGCCTGGCCATACCTTGCCGGGCCGCGCCTTACCTGCCGCGCCCTGCCCTGCCAAGCCTTACCATGCCCTGCCTGCCTCACCTGGCCTTGCCTGGCCGGGCCTCGCCTCGCCCGCCGCGCCCTGCTATGCCTTGAGGGTTATTGCATAACCACATCTAATGCGGCCCAAACCTCAACCAGTTCAGCTATTTCGGCATAACGCTTGCGATATGCCGCCAGCTCCCTGAGTACGGTTTGTAAAATCTCCTCCCGTTTTTCAGGAGCGGCCATAATGGTTTCAGTCGCCTGATAACTGCCAAGCTCTGAATCTGCTGTGCGATCAGATGGTAATGACTGAAATCCACGCGTAGTCGAAACATCAATAACCTTTGCATCTACCGACTTCCGGACGACCGTAATTTTGATCATGCGGATTAACACGCCGGCTTGAATGTTTCGGTAATGCCGTGCAGCTTCAGTGTCATCCCATTGAAACTGATCGTGCAGGGGTGAATTAGGGTCTTCAGCAGCGGCAACAATCTTTTCAGGTTTTAGATAACCGTGGTTATCCTCGGCAATTTTGATTAGTGCATCACGCACCAATTCTTCTTGCATTAGACGTAGTTTGCTCATTACTTACCTGCTTTTACAGTAAATGTTCCCCATCCCTGACCTACCGAATTTTTGCTAAAGGGACGACCTTCACCAATGCCTACCTGACGACCTGCACGATCCAGCAAATTAACCACGGATTCCGCGCTAATCATGTCTGCATCAAACTCAACGGTTACGTCCATTTCCCATTCGCGCCACATCGCACGGATACGCACGTCTGCACCGCCGTTATCGTTACGGACAAGGGACTCAAAACGCTCCGGTGAACCGTTGAGAATCTTGACTAATGGCGTACCATCATGTGCGTCAAAACCATCTGGCACAACAAAAACGGCCATCTTTGCTTTGGTCATTACCAACCCGACCGTGCGACACGCATCAATCATTGCAGAGCGAAATGCAGCGCAAGGCATTCCATTCCAGCCCGCTACCGAGATATGTTGCGCGCCTACGTAGTCAGCGTCGTAATCGCGTGCCTCACGCACCGACTTGGATTTCTTCTCTGCTGCCGGCGTTGCCATGTTTTTCATCATCATGGCCTTCGCTTTTTCTGAAAATTTCAATTGAACCAAGGGCGCAGTGCCGGTGATTCGTAATGTTGTTCTTACAATGTTCGCTGCTTTGACGACTGCGACGCTTTCATCTTTTTTTGCAAATGCCATTACAAAACCCTTTTTGATTTCCCTCACTTGCACCAGTGTGAGGGTTACTGGTCTTTCCCGTGCCTGCCTTACCTGGCCTTGCCTGGCCACGCCCTGCCAAGCCTGCCGTACCGTGCCCGGCCGTGCCACGCCTGGCCTTGCCGTGCCTTGCCCCGCCACGCCTGCCGTACCTCGCCCTGCCGTGCCTGGCCTTGCCATGCCTGCCATGCCTTGCCCGGCCACGCCGCGCCGCGCCTCGCCGTGCCTGCCATACCTGGCCTCGCCGGGCCCTGCCAAGCCTTGCCCCGCCTTGCCTGCCACACCACGCCAAGCCTTGCCAGGCTTCGCCTTGCCTCGCCGCATCAAAACACCCTATCTCAAAGATGTTTTAATACGCCCACTTCACCCGCCAAGTGGGTCGGCGTCTTCAAAGAAGATCGCGGTGATAAACTTCAACATGCTCCACTAGAAGCACTCCATAAATCATCCGTTTTTCGGTCGCTTTTGCTTCTGCCGCGCCGGCCAAGGGCAGGGCGCAAAGCCGAAGCTGTGCGCCTGTTTATCTTCTAAGTTTTTAATGAGCTAGTGTTCTGTATTGCAGTTAAATCATCGGTTACTTGGCAACCCGCTCGTCTTACTTGCCCTTTTCACCTTCAACGGCGTGCTGCTTGGTGCCGTTGATGGGGTGAACTATACATGATCGTATAGAAAAAGCAATACACAAACGCATAATCGCAGGCAAAAAAAACCCATCAAGTTGATGGGCTGGAAAAAAAGAGATTCAAATGTGGTTGCTTTGCTTATAAACGACACGACCAACCAATAGTGAGTTCTCGTCGCACAGCTTGGGCCTGTATCGCGGATTATCTGATGACAGCCACCATTGGCCGTTATTTCTTAACAGGCGTTTGATAACAATCTCACCCTCAAAATTAACAACAAAAACGCTCTCATCTCTGGGCGTCGTGTCCGCTTGGTTCATTACGATCAGATCACCTTCCCATAAACCGGGCTCCATCGAATCGCCAACAACTTTGAGCGCAAAAAGATGCGTTGATTTGTAGCCACTTTGAGCCAGCCAGTCGGCACGGAAGAATATCGGGGGCCCATTCTCTTCAAAGTGTTCAACAGAAAATCCTGTTACGCCAGCGGAAACGCGCAGATTCACACGTTCAATAGCGACAAAATCAGGCCCCGGTTCGTGTTCCAGAATCACGTTGTATGAAGCTAATTTTTTCGACGGCGTGTCGCCGCGCAATTGGTCGGGCGTCATGTTAAAAAATCTAGCGAGTGGCAACACTGTTTT